CTATGGCTTTGCTAGAGCAGAGTTCTAAGTTGTTCAGCGCTGTGCACAAGCGTCTGCATAACGCTCAATCCAAAGACCTGCGAATCTTGGCGAGACTAGATTTTGAGTATCTTCCTGATCTGTACCCGTATGAGATCGCAGGTGGTGCACAGCAAGTTTTTAAAAATGATTTTAATTTAAAATCAATTGATGTTCTTCCTGTATCAGATCCTAACATGCCAACTGAAGCACACAGGATTGCAAAGATAAATGCGATTATGCAAATAGCTCAACAAAATCCTAATGCTTATAACATGGAACAAATTGGTATGGAGTTATTTTCTGCAATGGGTATTGAAGAACCTCAAAGATATTTAAAGAAAAGTATGCAACCTATATCAGCTGATCCTGTAACTGAAAACATGGCTTCAATGAAGGGGGCACCATTAGCACCTAGACAAGATCAAAACCATGATGCTCACATAGTAGCTCATGCTGCTATGATGCAGAATCCTGCATATAAAGAAAACTTACCTATGATTCAAACATTAGCTGCACATATACAAGACCATTTAGCTATGAAATATAAAGGCGAAGTAATACAAATGATTCAAGATCCTCAACTAAGGCAGGCTGTAGGTTCTGGTCAACAGTTACCCCCTGAAATAGAAAATCAAATAGCTTTATTAACAGCCAATGCTTCTGACTCTTTACTGAAACTAGATGAAGAAAAAAGAAAAATAATGGCGGGCGAAAAGAAAGATCCTCAAGAAGAACAAGTAGAAATTCAAAAAGAAGATCTAGAATTACGTAAAGCAAAACTAGCTTTAGATGCCAAGAAACATCAAGATGAAATAGCATTAGAAGAAGCTAAAGTTATTATTGATGATGAGAATACAGATTTAGAAAGAGAACGTAAGATGACAAAGGATGCTATGGATATGGCAAAAGACGGAATACGAAAAGCAAGTGTTATGATTAAAAGGGAAGGCATGTAATGCCTAAAGATCCTAGACTAGCTAGAGCTGGAGTGTCTGGTTTTAATAAACCTAAACGAACTCCTAATCATCCTAAAAAGTCTCATGTTGTTGTAGCTAAAGAAGGTAATAAAGTTAAAACAATTAGGTATGGAGAACAAGGTGCAAGCACTGCTGGCAAACCTAAAGCAGGTGAATCAGCTAGAATGAAAGCAAAACGTAAATCATTTAAAGCTAGGCATGGTAAAAATATAGCAAAAGGAAAAATGTCTGCTGCATACTGGGCAGATAAAAGTAAATGGTAGCCAAGAAAAAATCAACTGTAAATAAAGCAGGTAATTATACTAAGCCTGGAATGCGTAAAAAAATATTTAATAGAATTAAAGCACAAGCTTCTCATGGTACAGGGGCTGGACAATGGTCAGCTCGTAAAGCACAAGCATTAGCTAAAGCTTACAAAAAAGCAGGTGGCGGATATAAGTAATGGCTCGCGCTAAATCTCAAAAAAGTTTAACAGAATGGGGAAAGCAAAAGTGGAGAACTAAATCTGGTAAACCTTCTAGTAAAACTGGAGAAAGATATTTACCTACTGCTGCTATAAAATCTTTATCGTCCTCTGAATATTCTAGAACTTCTGCAAAGAAAAGAAAAGATAAAGCTGCAGGAAAACAATTTAGTAAACAGCCCAAAGCAATAGCTAAAAAAACTAGAAGTTATAGAACATGAAACAATTATTAATAATATTAGCTTTATTTACAGCAGTAGCAATAGCTACAGATTCAAGAGCTGAGACAAATACTGTGTCGAGCACGGTAGTTACGAATTCAACTCCACCTACGGCAAATGCTCCATCAATAATAAACTCAAATAGTGATATATGTAAAGTGGGTGTTGGTGGAAGTGTACAGAATAATGTATTAGGTGTAGCTACAGGAATTCTTATTGACGATACATTATGTCAAAGTTTAAAACTATCACGTTCATTATACTCGATGGGAATGAAAGTTGCTGCGGTATCAGTGTTATGTCAGGACCCACGTGTTTTTGATGCAATGACTGATGCAGGCACACCTTGCCCATATAATGGAGCTATAGGTACAGAAGCACAAAATTCTTGGATGGATAATCCAGATGATATCCCAGACGGAAGTAAATATAAAAAAGATTATGTGCAGGCAAGTAAGCCTGTAAAAGGAGAGATGAGTGATGCAGGTCATATTGCACTTTATAAGACTTTGTTCCTTATTACTACTGGTCTCCTCTTATTCTAAGGCAGATTGTTTACCAGATGTAACAGGTCTTTGTATACCTGGTGTAACTGTTACGGAAGATACACAAGTTGAAGTAACTGAAGAAGATCTAGGTACAGAGATTGTTACAACAACTGTAACCACAGAAACCACCACAACTACTACAGTAACTAATGAAGATTCAGGTGATATCCTAAATGGTACAAACGGTTATGTTACCTCAGTAAACGAAGGTGACATGGACTTTGATTGGGGTGGAGAAGGACCTGCTAGTATGCCTACTGGCAATGCTTGTTATGGATTAGGTTCTGATAAGTGTGCACAAATTACAGGATCAGGTAATTCTACTTCTTCTATGGGAGTTGAAGGTATGGGCACGACATTTATACAAACTGTCGATATTTCAGATCTAAATATAAGCAACGGGGGAGAAGTTAAATATACAATTGAGGTAGATAAACAAGATGATCAAGATAGAATATACATGCACATTACAGGACTTAACGGAACTAGTCAGGTCTTTTCAGGCACTGACATCTTGTCTGAGTCTGGAGTATCAACAGGCTACCAATCTTATAACGGGTCTTTCGATTTCAGTGGTGTACTAAACAAAGTTACTATTGAAATAGGGGGCAGAGATATCAACCTAGCAGTAGGACCTGTCTTTGATGATGTTAGCCTTAATGTGTTTTATAATGTAGTTAATACAATTATAACGCAACAAGTTACAACTTTAGAACAAATATACTATTTAAACATATTTGATCCTACGGAAATAGAATTTGTAGAAGAAGTATTTGAATATAATGATGTAGTTGTAGATGATGGCATGGTAGACTTTGCACCTATAGAACCAGAAACAGAAGAGATTACTTTTGAAACTGTAGAGATGGAAATAAATTTTGAAATGGATTTCGATATGGAATTTGCTCCACCTCCTCCTATGGAACTATTGGCTCCTTCTGATATGCCAGTAGAAATTCCTGTTAATATAGAAACAGTTGAAGCTGAAATACAAATAGAACTTGAAGAATTGCCTCCACCACCAGATATGGTTGCGGCAGTAGAAGAAGTTCCTGAACCTGAAATGGATATGCCAGAACCAGAAACACAAGAAGGACCTCCTAATATGGAAGAAGTCCAAGAAGCTCCAGTAGAAGTAGAAGAAACTATAGATGAACAACCAACAGAAGAAGAAACAATCGAACCCGATAGCGAAGCTGCTGAAAAGCCCTCTGTGGAAACTGAAGATAGTACCGAACAAGAAGAAGTACAACAGGAAGAAACTGAAGAACCAGAAAAACCTGTGAAAGAACCTAGTGCTAAAGAAAAAGCAGCTACTAAAATAGTTAAAAAAATAGATGACAAAGCTAGATATGATGATGCAGCTCAAATGAAAACATTAATAGTAATGCAGATCTTAGGCAATACTAAAACATTTTTTGATACTCAATCAACAATACAAGATACAAATGTTAATGAGTATTTAAATAAAGTAATAGATGATCAGTATGGTGATCTATTCATAGCAGAACAAGGACAAATAATGGAGGATATAGTAAATGCCCAGTATTGAGTATTCGGGAATGAAGATAACTGGAGGAAAGGTGTTTGCCATTCTTACTTTGTTATCTGCTCTCGGTGGAGCCGCATGGACAGGTTTCACTTTCTATCAAGATTATCTTGACATGAAAGAAAAGATAGTAACATATACAGAACCAGATCTAAGTGGCTTTGATAAAAAGTTAGCGTTGATTGAATCTGAAACTAATGCTAAAGTAGAAATTTTAATTCAAAAAGTAGAAGGATTAAAGAGTGAGTTAGATATAGTATTAGAAGAAATAAATCTAGTAGCTCAAGTAAGTCGTGAATTAAAAGATGACCTTAAAACAGATTTACGTCAAATGGAAGGTGACGTGCGTCACATAACTGAAATTGTAAATGATGTAGAGGATAGACAGAAAGAAGATGCTAGAGAACTTTTAGATGAGATGAAATTGTTAGAAGATAATTTAGATTTAAAAATAAATAAAGCTTTAAATAATCCTTTATCAGGGTTGACATCTAAGAAATAATTACTATATAATATAGATAGCTGCCGTAAGGAGCTAGTAAACTTTGCTTTCAAAGGAGGTATATTATGACAAGCTTAGAACAATACAATCCGTTTTGGATAGGATTTGACAATATATTCAATAGGATGGATTCATTAGAATACACATCATTTCCACCATACAACATAAGAAAGATCGACTCTGAAAAATATGAGATCGAAATGGCTGTCGCTGGTTTTACCAAAGACAACGTAAAGGTAAAGTATGCAGAAAATACTTTAACTATTACAGGCACAAAAAAAGACAAGAAAGACTCAGACAAACTAATACACAAAGGAATATCAGAAAAAAACTTTACTAAGAAGTTTGAATTAGCTGATGATTTTGTAGTAGAGGATGCAGGGTTGCAAGATGGTCTGCTTTGTGTTAAACTTAAAAAGATAATTCCTGAAGAAAAGAAGGAAAAGATTATCGACATTAAATAATCTCACTTTCGGGGGTGTCTTTAAAGGTGCCCCCTTTCAGAATTACAGGAGAACACATGTTAGATCAAGTTAAGAATTACAAAGAACGTATGCAAAAAGTTTTGGCTGAAGCAATTGAAGCCAATAATCAGCAACTACTTACAGGTAGTACTGATGACTATGCTGGCTATAAATTTTTAGTAGGTATAGGACAGACATTAAATGATATGTCTGATAGACTAGAAACGGAGTATAAGAAATTATACAAAGATATCGCAGGAGGAACAGATGAATAAATTACCGAAACCACAGGGCTATCGTATGCTACTTAAACCTTGGGAGCCACCAGCAACTACATCAGGTGGTATATTATTATCAGATCAAACAAGAGAACTAGCTAAGTTTGCTTGTGTAGTATCTGAAGTAATTGATATGGGTTCAGAATGTTATAAGGATATGGACAAGTCAGCTACTACTTGGTGTAAAGTAGGTGACTATGTTTTGACTGGTAAGTACGTAGGACTTAAGTTCAAATATGAGAATGAAGATTATTCTGTCATAAATGATGATGAAGTCGTAGCTATAGTACCTGAGCCAGATAAAATAAAACATAGATAACCCCTTGCAATATTACCACTAAATGTGGTATTATATTGATCACAGCGTATAAACGCAGTTCGCAACTGACGGAGGTATAAATGATAGAAGACCCAAAACAAGAAGAGCTTAATCAAGAGGAAGAAGATCTCGAGATTGAGATAGATGAAGAGGGGCACACGGAAGAAAGCCCATCTGAAGAGCAGCCAGCTCCAGAACCAGAAACTCCCCAAACAGAAACAGATGAAGATTCTATAGAGGAAGATGAATCTGATGAAGGTAAAGATGAGGAGGAATCTGATGATAAAAAAGTATATGGTAAAAGAGCTGAAAAGCGAATCAAAAGATTAGTAAAACAGCGTAAGGAATTACAAGAGCAGCTTGAAAAACTTCAAACTGAAAAAGTTAATTTCGAAAAAGAACGCACAGAACTAATTGGAAGATCTGCTGAATCTGAACTAGAAGCTGTAAAGCAATATGGTAATAGATTAAAAGCTCAAGAAAAAGAAGTGTTAGCTACATTACGTGATGCTAAAACTAATAGTGATATAGAAAAAGAAATAGAAGCTACTGATAAGTTAGCGTCTATAAAAGCTGAATCACTTATAGTTAAACAATACGAAGATAAAGCTAATAGAACTTCAACCGCAAAAGAACAAGTTTCTTCTGATGAAGTAAAACAATCAGAGCCAGAGCGTGTACCTGATAGACGGGCAATGCAATGGCAAAAAAGAAACTCTTGGTTTGGTGGTAATGACCAAAGCCAAAAGATTATGACACAAGCGGCTATGGTAATACATAAGGAATTAATAGATGAAGGAGTATATCCTGATGCTGATCCTGATGAATACTATAGTGAGCTAGATGCCAGAATCAGAACAGAGTTTCCTGATAAGTTTAAGAATACTGCATCAGCTAAAAAAGTGCAAGTAGTTGCGGGAGGAACGCGTACTTCCCCAAGTGGCAAACAAAAAGTCACATTGACTAAGTCAGAAGTAGATACTGCTAATAAGTTGGGAGTATCTTTACAAGAATACGCGAAACAAAAGATGCGCAGAGATCAAGCTGCGGGATAGGAGTAGATGAATGACACAGGCTACTAAGACAACTCGAAAGACGCGAGCATCGGGTACTCGCAAAAAAACATGGGCACCACCTAACCGATTGGAAACTCCAAAGGCTCCAGATGGTGTACATTATAGATGGGTTCGAAATGAACTCCTGGGTGAAAGCCACGCAGGTAATGTTCATGAAAGAAGCCGTCAAGGATACGAACCAGTTAAACCAGAAGAACTTGGCGTTGACTGGCAATCGGATGTTTTAGACACAGGTAAACATGCGGGCACTGTTAGATCAGGGGATTTGATTCTTATGAAAGTCGATCAAGAGATCGCGGATCAAAGAAACGAGTTCTTTGCTGACAAGACCAAAGCTGCAGAGGGAGCTGTCAACTCTGAGTTGCAGAAAAACAATAGCGCTGTTGCACCTATAAGCCAAGATGAACAATCCTCAGTCTCTGTAGGCGGGGGAAAACAAGCAAAGTTTGAGGACTAATATGTACCTCCACTTTGCTAATTAATAACGGAGGTAAACATGGCAGGTTTTGGATTAAGTCCAGTTAAACATGCGAAAGGCGGAGTTGTTAGAACTAATAACTTTGTCGGTTCAAACGGTTATAGAATCGCCACTACTGCCCCAACAGCATTCTTCGAAGGTGATCTCGTGACTCTAAGCTCAGGTAATATCGTAACAGATATGGGAGCAGCAAGTCCAGGCGCAGTCGTAGGTGTTTTCTGGGGTGCGGAATATCAAGACAACTCAACTGGTGAAGTTAAGTTTGTTAGAAGTATTCCTAACGGCACTGTAGCCAAAGAGAAGTACAAGTGTTACGTATATGATGATCCCGATGTAATCTTTAAGATTCAAGCGGATCAAGCTGCAACAGCAATTGATGCAACAAAAGTAGGTAATAACTGTCAGATCGTTGCGAGCCCAACAGGTTCTGCAATCACACATAAATCAGGTCTTGTTGCTGATTCATCAACAGCCGCTACAGGAAACGCAGGTTTCCCACTAGCTATTATTGGTAGTGCAGCAGCAGATGATACTTTTACAGCTGCAGGAACCACTATGGATGTTTTGGTGAAAATTAATACTCACCAGTTCGGCAATGGTGGAACTGGCGTAGCAGGTATATAGGAGGATAAATTATGGCTATAACTAGAGCACAAATCCTTAAAGAACTTGAGCCAGGTCTTAATGCGATTTTTGGTACTGAATATGACAGATACGAAAATGAGCATACCGTCTTGTTCGATGAGGAAACATCAAACAGAGCATTTGAAGAAGAAGTACTCTTCCCAGGCTTTGGTAATGCAGGTGAGAAATTCGAAGGTGCACCAGTATCTTACGCCGAAACAGGTGAAGGATATGTATCACGATACACTCACAAAACAGTTGCATTAGCATTCTCATTAACTGAGGAAGCTATGGAAGATAACTTATATGATAAGTTGTCAACCAGACTAACCAAAGCTTTAGCAAGAGCAATGGCTTCTGCAAAGCAATTAACAGCGTCTAACGTTTACAACAATGCCTTTGACGGAAACTTCACAGGCGGTGATGGACAATCATTAGTATCTAATGCACACCCATTACAAAACGGTAGCACTGGGTCCAACAGACCAGCAACTTACGCTGACTTGTCTGAGACATCTTTAGAAACAGCATTGATTGACATTGCTGGATTTACAGATGACAAAGGCGTGCCAGCTGCAATTACTGGTAAAACACTGCACATTCCAAGGCAGTTAGTATTTGTCGCTGAGAGACTTATGAAGTCTCCAAGCAGACCAGGTACTGCTGACAATGATATTAATGCAATTAACAACATGGGTATGTTACCAGGTGGTTACTTTATTAACCACAGGTTTAATGATACCGATGCTTTCTTTATTAGAACTGACTGTCCTAACGGAACAAAGATGTTCAATAGAGCTGCATTAACAACTAAAATGGAAGGTGACTTTGAAACAGGTAACGTAAGATACAAAGCCAGAGAGAGATATTCATTTGGATTCTCTGACTGGAGAGCTGTCTACGGTAACCAAGGAGCCTAATAAACTTATAGGTTGGGGGCTTAGTGCCCCCTTCCAACTATTAACATTGACTAGCGAAAGCTAGATTATGAAAGGATAAACAATGGGAAGAACAACATTTTCAGGTCCATTAAGAGTAGGAAAAACTCAAAAAACAAGCGATGCAGAGTTTGCTGGTGCAGTATCTCTTGTCGCAACAGCCTATATGGCTGACCCAACAGCAGCAACTACAACAGTGCTTCGTAGAGGATCTAGTGCAACTGGCAGCTCTGCTGAAGCAGTTATCTTGCCTGCTAACGCAATCATCACAAAGATTGAAGCAGAAGCAGACGCAACTGGCGGTACAAACCCGACTTTTGATCTAGGCTTCATTGAAGCAACAAGCGACAGCCCTACTTCAGACACTGATGGTATCATTGATAATGGTGACGCAGATGCAGGTCACACAGTCTTTAATTTTTCAACAGCAACTGTTGGAAATGATTTTGGCTTTGTGATGAGCTCAAACCACCCTGTTAAAATTACAGGTGGTGTAGGTGCTTCCGCTGCAACTGGTGGAAACATTAATTTAAGGATTCACTATCACGTTTACGATACTTCATTCGGAACTGACGTAAGCGGAACATAGTAATTAACTATTAACTCGGTGGTGGGGTGTAATGACCCCACCCTTAAAAAGGAGAATATAACATGGCTTTAGTAACATACTTAGATGGTGCTAGAAAATTATTAAATCAATATGTGATAACTGCAGCAGATGCTGCAAGTGCACAAGACTTAACTATAGATGTATCAGCGCTTGCTAAAAATAATGGCAAGGAATGTCAATATCTATCTTTAAACAAAGTTTACTTTAATGTTCAAGTAACTGATAATGCAGATGCTGTAGAAATGCAATGGGATGCTGATACTAATATACCATTCATAGTTTTAAATGGATACGATGATTACGACTTTAGTTCTATAGGTGGCATATCGCCAACAGCTGCAGATAAAACAGCTACTAACTTTAGTGGTGATGTTTTAATAAAAAACCCAGCAAGAACAGCTGGAGATACTGTCTTCATTAAAATGGAATGGATCAAACACTACTAGGAGGTAACATATGGCTACCTCTGGTACACATACATTTAATTTAGATGTAGCTGACATAATTCAAGAAGCCCACGAAAGAGTGGGCATTGAAATGAAGTCAGGCTACGATCTTGTAACAGCAAGACGTTCTTTAAATTTATTATTAACTAAATGGGTTAATGAAGGCGTTAACTTATTTACATTAGATTTAACTACTTTAACTCTAACTAAAGATTCTGCTACTGTAGATTTAGCAGCCAATCAGTATTTAGATATTCTAGATGCTTCAACAAGAGATACAAACTCATCTCCTGTAACTGATACAGCTTGTGAAAGAATCAGTTTAGCAGAATATCTTAACTATCCAAACAAAACAACTAAAGGAAAGCCTGTACAATTTGCTGTTGAAAGAAACAGCCAGTACGATAGCACAGGTATAGCTAATCATAAAGTTTATTTATTTCCAGTTCCAGATCAGACTTATTATAGATTACAATGTTGGACAATTAGGTATCCACAAGATATAACAGATACTTATACAGAAAACCCAGATATACCTAGAAGATATCTTCCCGCATTAATTAGTGGATTAGCTTTTGAATTAGCAAATAAAAATCCAGACAAAGTTGATGCTACAAGAAGAGCAGAACTAAAAGGTATCTATAATGAAGAATGGGATTTCGCAAAAGAAGAGGATAGAGAAAGAGCAAGTTTTTATATACAACCTAAGATTCGCGGGTACTAAGGACGATGGCTAAAAGAGCTTCAGGTAAACATGCATATCTGATAGATGATCGTTCAGGCAGGAAGATACGATACAAAGATGCGCGAACTGAGTGGAACGGGCTTCGAGTTCACAAAAAAGATTGGGAGCCCAAACACCCTCAACTAACTCCACCCAAGTTAGGACCAGAAGCAACTTCATTATACAACCCTAGACCAGATGCTGATGTAGATTTAACTACAGTTAAGCTAGGTTCTTTATTTGGTAGAGGTACTCCTGGTACAATTTCAGCAGTTGGCACTATCAATATTAATGTAGCAGAAGTTGCAGATACTCCAAGTTTACTGCAAACAGCTTTCACCTTACCAACAATTGCTACAGGCGTTACTGCAACAGGTGTAGCAGCAACTTCAGCACGTGGTTCTGTTAATATTAATACAGCTGAAAATGCAGATTCACAATTATTACAAACAGCATTCACATTACCAAACATAAGTGTTCTTGAAGAAGCAGACGGTTTAGGTTTATCTTCTGGATTTACAAGCCCAACATTTAGCGCTAGTTCTAATTTAACATTAACTGGGCAGTCTTCTGCTTCAGCTCATGGGGGCACGGGATTAAATTTTAACCTTACAGAAGTTCCTGTTGGTCAGCCATTATCTTCTGGTATTGGATCATTAACTTTCCAAGCTAGTTCTCAGTTAGCTGTGACAAGTCCAGCAACTGCTACTGGAATTGGTACTATAAATATTAGTACAGAAGAAGACGTAGGTGGGTTGTCTTTAACATCAGCTCATGGTACAATATCAATTAGCATTGACAGTTCAGGTTGGGGTATCCAGTCTTGGGGTCAAAATGTTTGGGGTACATAATTATGGGTTTAACATTTAATCAACTAAAACAAGGCATTCAAGATTTTCTAGAAAATTCTGCCGCTTCTTTTACAACAGCTACAGGTTCTGGAAAAGCCCCTATAGAAGTATGTATAGAATTAGCAGAATTAAGAATCGCTAAAGAATTAGACTTAACCGCCTTTAGAAAAGTAGCTAACTTATCTGTTAGTCAATATTCTTCTACAGTTGCTGTGCCTGAAGATCTAGTTATTCCTAGATATTTGCGTATACAGAATGGTGATTTTTTATTAGAGAAAGATGAAACTTTTATCAGAGAGTTTACAAAGAATCCTACAGACAATAGTAAAGCTGGAGTCATAAGATTCTATGCTTTAAATCAAACTGGTACTTCCTACACCAGCAGTAACAGGCAAACAAATTTCTTATTTGGACCAACTCCATCCCTTGCAACAACGGTTGAAATAGGGTATACTATGAGAGTTCCAGGAATATCATCAGGTAATCAAAATACTTACTTAGGTGATAGAGCCCCAGATGCTCTTCTGTATGGATCATTAGTAGAAGCAGTAGCTTTTATGAAAGAGGTTCCTCAGCAGATAGAATTGTGGAGTGGCTACTATAGTAAAGCCATACAAACATTAGCAAATGAGGAACAGGTAAGAATGCGAAATGATGAGTTTCGCAATGGTGAACTAAAAACAATGACGAGAGGACAATAAAGCATGGCTATTACATCAGCAATCGCAAATAGCTTTAAACAGGAAATCTTAGTAGGCACCCATAACTTCACAGCAAGTTCAGGTAATACTTTTAAGATAGCTCTTATTAAAGCGAACGCATCGCAATCTGGTACATACAATGCTGGCACAACAAACTATTCGGTAGTTACAGGAAACAGTGACGAACTCGCAAACGGAAATGGATATACTACAGGAGGAAATACTTTAACAAGTGTTACTCCAGTATTAGATAGTTCAACAGCTGTTTGTGATTTTGCAAACACATCTTGGTCGAGTGCTACATTTACTACAAGAGGTTGCATAATTTATAATACATCAGCATCTAATAAAGCCGTAATGGTATTAGATTTTGGTGCAGACTATTCGGTTTCTAATGGTACTTTTACTGTTGAATTTCCAACAGCTAACGCAAGCAACGCAATTATAAGGATTAGTTAATGGCATCTACTTGGAGTAGTGGTGGTTTAAATTTACGTTTATTAACTACAGGTGAAAACGATGGAACCTGGGGTGATCAAACTAATGATAATTTAAAACGTCTTGAAAATAAAATAACAGGACGAGCAGCTGTTACTCTATCAGGTACAACACACACATTAACATTTACTGCTAACCCCACATCTTACGCTGACGAAGATGGAAGAAATCTTGTTCTCGACTTCGGTGGCTCACCAAGTGGTACTAACACAGTAACTATACCTGCGAAAGAAACTACTTATATAGTTTTAAATAATACCGCAAATAATAATTCTATAATATTTACTACTGGTAGTGGTACAACATTTACTTTACCAGCAGCTAGAGATGCCATAATTTATTCAGATGGTACTAATGTTTTAAATGCATTAGACAATCTGCAAGTAGGCACAGTTAACGGAGTTGATGTTTCAGCTGCAGCAACGAAAGGATTTGCTATAGCTTTAGCTGTAGCATTATAAGGAGGAATAGATGGCACAAGATTTTGAAAGAGCTGTAGCATCTGAATCTAGTGGTGACGTAGCCATTGGTACAGCCGCTAGAACTATCATCACTTCAAACTCTGACGATGCAATTATAGGAATTAGATTGGCAAACATTCTAAATGCTACTATCAAAGCTGATGTTTATATAACATCAAGTGCTAGTGGTGGCTCAGCAGATTCTTATATTGTTAAGAACGTACCTATACCAGCGGGTGGTTCTATTGAGTTAATTGATGGGGGCGCAAAGATTGTGCTTCAAAGTGGTGATGTTTTAAAAGCAAAAGCAGACACAGCAAACAGTTTAAACGTGTGGGTATCTTTTATAGATAGCATAAGCACATAGGAGTAACATGGCGTATATTGGTAATCCAGTAACAAAAGATTTTACAAGCAGTACATCTGTTCAAACAATATCAGGTGATGGTTCTTCTGCATATGCACTATCAACAAGTGTAGCTATACCAGAAGATATCGCAGTTCTTCGTAATGGTGTACGTCAAAAACCTACAACTGATTACACAGTAGCAGGCGGTCAAATAACTTTTACAACAGCATTAGCTGGATCAGATTCTTGCTTTGTTATATTTTTAAATAGTGTTGTTGGTACAAATGTACCAGGAACAGGAACAGTAACAGCACCTATGATGACATCCTTCAATGGAGTATATGAAAACCTAGCAACAATAACATCAACTGTAGCAGTAGCTGCAAGTGATAACGCATTCTTAGCAGGACCTGTAACATTTACAGGAACAGTCACAGTGGAGGGTAATCTTACAGTCGTATGAGCACGCTTGAAGTAAATAAATTAGCGCCTCTTGCTGACAATGGTACAGTTACCTTAGGCGACAGTGGTGACACAATAACAGTTCCAACAGGTGTGGGATTGACTGTAACTGATGAAGTTAAAACAAATAAAATATCACCTGCATCAGGCACTGCCTTTACTTTAGGTGATAGTGGTGACACATTTACTATTCCTAGCGGAGCTACTATAACAAATAGCGGAACTGCCACTGGATTCGGCGGGGGTAAGGTTGGTCAAGTAATTCAAACTGTAAGCACAGGTAGTGCTACTATAAGCACTACATCTTTTGCAGATGTTATAAATACGGCTATAACTCCCTCAGCTACAAGCAGTAAAATTTTAATAGATTTTAGATTAGGTGGTTATAATCCAGGTGATGCTATGGATAT